GAAAAAATAACAAAAGCTACAGGAATTAAAAAAGTGGTTGATACTGTTTTTCAGAAGTTAGAAAAAAGTTGTGGATGTGATGAGCGTAAAAATTATCTAAATAAAATGTTTCCAAGTAAAAAGATTGAATGTTTAACAGAAGATGAGTATAACTATTTGGATGATTTTTTTAGTGTTAAAAGATCAACAGTAACACCTGTACAACAAAACGAACTAATATTAATATACAACCGTGTATTTAATGGTAATGCTGTTGCAACAAGTTGTGGTAGTTGTTTTTTAAATGGTGTGTATGATAAACTCAATAAAATATTTAATGAGTACAAATAATAAGATTAAAAATTTAAAAGAAATAGAATATATTACTAATTTTAATTTATTAGGAGCACATATAGTAAAAAATAGAAAAGCTAAACCTAATAATAAAGTTTTAGATGAAATGTACTATGCATTACAAAGTATTGGTTTTTATGTACACAACCTTATTACAGAAGAAAGATTGTATGAGCAATCGTTAAGTGAATTTAGAGCTGATAAAATACGTGCTGTAGAAAGAGCAAGAAGATCAGAGTTAAAAATTATTGAATTAGAACAAAAATTACAAAAACTTAAAAAAGAAAAAAGTTTAGGCTTATAGGTTTATTGTTTAAAAAATGTTTATATTAGTAAAATAATAATAAATATAAAACAATGGACAAGCAAATGTTACGATTTAAAAATGCTGGTAAAATAGGCAATGCAATAGGGTTAGCAAGACACTTACTTAATTACCCTGATAATACAAAAGACAAGTTAAAAGAGCTTATTAAAATATTAGATAGTATAGAAGTATGAATATTTTAGATGAAGCTAATAAAATAATTAACGAACGTTCACAAGAAAAGGAAAGACTATATGGCCCTTTTTCAAAAGGTATGGAACGTGCAGCTAAAATTGCATCAGCTTGTACTGGTAAAGATTTAACTGCTAAAGATATGTATATGGCTATGGTAGCTCTTAAACTATCAAGAGAGTCATATAATCACAAAGAAGATAATTTACTAGACGCAGTAGCATATTTAGCTGCTTTAAATAATTATGAAAATGAGCGAAAATAGAGCAATAGTTGGAGTTGTTAGTAATCCCGTTAAGAGTTTAAATAGTCATAATGGTGGTTGGACTCTTGTGTTAAAGAGTATGTTTGATGCTGATATATTAACAGAAAAGGATGATTGGAATAAGTATGATGAAATTATTTTATCTGAAGGTATAAACTACAAAGAAGGGAAGTTTAATTTTTTTGGTGGAGTACAAGAAGGTTTTTATACTAGATTAGAAAAGTTAAATAATTATAACGGTAATGTTTTTTGTATTAATGAAATGATAGATTATAATGTTGTATGTAAAAAACGTAAAGAATTAAAAGGTTTATCGTGTAATAAAATTCCTAAGATCATATACACTAAAGACATATCATCAAAACTTATATTAGGCGATAGTCATAGTGTATCAGTATTTAAACATGGTTATGCTATAGATAGACATGATGGTAAAACATTAAATGGTTTTTTAAAAATAGGTTTAAATAAATATTTAAATGATAATATAAAAGAGCTAATATTTTATGCAGGTAATATAGACATGAGATTTCATGTACATCGTTTTGGTGGTAGAAAAGCAGTAGTTGATTTAATTAGAAAATTGTTTGAACAACTAGGAAAACTATATTTAGATAAAATAACTTTAGTTTGTTTATTACCTATAGAAGATGAATCAAGAAAGATACCAGGTACGGGACTATATAAAGACAAACCGTTTTTCGGTAGTCAATTAGATAGATTATATTATGTAAATGAGTTTAATAAACTATTAAAAAGAGGTTGTTTGCATTATGGTTATAATTTAATAGAATGGGATTTAGATTATGAAAATGGATTATCGTTTGATAATATGGAATCAAGACAATCTGTACATTTAAAACCAAAGTCATATAAATATATAGATCAGTTATGTTAGAGCAATTTAAAGATTACTATAATAAAGCTAAGATGAATCAACAAAGATTATATCAAGGCTATAATTGGACAAAAGAAGATATTAACGATGATTTAATTTGGCATGTTCCTATATATGATGTCGTAAATAGAAAGTATGCAGCTTTTAGTAGTTTATTAGAAGCAATAGATAAAAAGGAATTAGACCCTAAAGGCAATGGAAATTACTTTAAAGATCATAAAATAGACAAAGATAATTTTATTTACTTATCTTATTTATTTAGACTATGCGGATCAGGTATTAACTATAGACCAAAAGACCTTTTACCTTACGGTAGTCATGGTTTTGGAAACTTTTGGATTGTACAAGAGTTAGTATTAAAAAGATATGATATTGTTGATTGGGTTATTAATATACCTGATAAAGGTTTTTGCGATGTTAAAGGTTATTTACTACCTATGATAAAAAAAGGATTAAGAAACTTTATAGTAGAAGACTCTTTAAATTTAGTCGACGATATAATGAACGAAGTACAACAAGGTGGCTACTCTATAACTGATGTAGTTGATTTAGGGAATCATTGGCTAAGATCAAGAGGCTTTAAAAGACAAAATTTTGTGTTGACTGCTTTTGCTATGGATTTAGCTGAGTATTATCCTGATCTTGTAGACCAAGACAGTGATGTATATGTAGGTTCTAACGCGTCTAAATGTTTAAAGATGATATTACCTAATATGAAAAAAAACGAAGCCTTACGCTATCTCTGTCAAATAACTGGAAATTATTCTAAGCCTTATGATATGGAAGATGTTGCTTGTGATTTTATAAGATATATTGATAATTTTCAGAGCGATCATCATATAAGAAAAAATAATAATATTAAATACTGGAATAATGTTCTTAAATAAACAGACTATACAAGCTAATAATGATTTAAAAGATTATAGTCTTAACGATTATTTAGAACAGACTAAAAGCTTCAAATCATCTTTTAATGAATTTAACGTAAAACAAGTAGATGGATTTAATATAATCGATGAATCTGTATCTTGCGAGGTAGGTTACAAAGCGAGAAGCGGTGAGTACTTTATACAACATATTGCTAATCAAGGTGTTAAAGAAATAGTTTATGTACAACCAAGAAGAGGTTTTGCTGGTATTTCACTTTCATGGTTATGTAAAAAGTATAATTTAAATTTAACTTTAGTAATGCCATCATCTAAAGAAATAAGTGATCACCAAGCTTTATGTATAGAGTTAGGAGCTAAGCCGTTATTTGCTAGAATAGCAGCTATGCCTAATGCTAATTCTTTAGCTAAAAAGTATGCTAAAGCAACTAAAGCTTATTACGTTCCTTTAGGTTTAAATCATCCATTAGTTATTGCTGGAGGAGTAAGATGTATTTATGATTATTTTAAAGATAGAGACAAACCAAACATAATGTGGTCAGTCATATCTACTGGTGTTTTAACAAGAACACTGCAGATAGCATTACCTAATACTAAGTTTAGAGCAGTTGCAGTAGCTAGGAATATACAACAAGGCGAGCTAGGAAGATCTGACTTTTATTCTTATCACAAACCATTTAATTCTAAGTCTGATTTAATCCCTTTAGGTTTTAATAGTGAAGATTCTTACGACGCTAAAGGTTGGGATTATATGGTTAAACATGGTCAAAAAGGTGATTGGTTTTTTAATGTAGCAGGAAACGCTAATAAACCAACAATAGATAAAAAGACTATAAACTCTTATAGAGATTGGAATGATTTGAAAGATTTTTTATAAATTTGTTAATATGATATTTAAAAATGCAGAACAAGCGTTTCATTATTTATATAGTGAAATACATAGAACAGGGATAGATCATGCTAATACTAAAGCATTATTTAATGTGGGTTTTTATATTGCTAACCCTTTAGATAATGATATTAATTTAGATTTTAGAAAACTAAATAAAGAATATGCTGAAGCAGAATGGCAATGGTATCTTACAGGAGATAGAAATATAAATAGATTAGGTGAAATATATGGTAAGGTACCTGAGATATGGAAGAGAATGGCAGATGAAAATAATGAGGTTAATTCTAATTATGGATGGCAGTGGTTGCAGAACTCTCAATTAGATAAAGTAATAGATAAATTACATGCTAATAGAGAAACCAGACAAGCAACCATTTCCATCTATGATGGTAAGCAGATAGATAGATATTCTAATGATACACCTTGCACTTATGCAATTACTTTTAATGTAATAAAAGATGAATTACACATGTCAGTATTGATGCGTAGTAATGATTTATGGTTTGGATTTTGTAATGACCAATATTGTTTTAGTAAGTTACAAGAATTAGTATCTAAAGAAATTGATGTTAAAATTGGTACATATTATCATCATGCTACTAACCTACATATATATAATAATTTTTTAAATAAACACTATGAGATTAAATA